GTGACATGAAAGTCAAGGGTAAAATTGGTCAATTTTGTCGCACCCTAGAATGCCCGATTTTACTTACTTTTTCATAAAAGAATCATTCCAATTAAACGCCTCTTTGACTAGATTTGCAGTTAAACCTTTGTATTTTTTGTTTAATTCTTTGTCTTTTGCGGCGATTAGTAAGTCTGCTTCTTCTTTAGTAAGACCTTCTAATATCTGAACGAACATTGCTTCTCGTTTATTCTGCGATAGATTTGGATTACCACCTTTAATGAAGTGATACAGTCTTCTTGCTTCTCGTTTGAGATAAGTATGTTCTGTTCCTTCTGGTGCCTCGTTTTGCTGATACGGTGGTCTTTCTTCTGGTAGCAACCATTCTATTTTAGGATCAAATGCAGCTTTAAGAACCATTCTTAATTCTGCTGTATTATAATGTTGTAAAACCTTTAACTTCTTTGGTTTATCTTTTGCGTTATTTACTTTTAATAATATTTCGTGGAATGTGAGGGTTGGACCAAACTTTCCGTCTTCATCAAATGCCATTTTTAAAACTCCTGTATTTGACCTATGAGGTCTTTTAGTTTATTCTTTATGAAGTAGTTGAGTATCTTATGTCGTCCGGCAGTTTCTACACTGTTATATTCTGACAAGATATTTTCTTCTACCTCTTTAGGTATATAGTCGAAATCTACAAGTCGCTGATTTCGTTGAAAGTTTCTGAATTGATATTCATTACAGAATCCTTTTGGATCACTATCAATCCAATAATCCAACTTCTTCTTACTGATCGGTTTCTGACGGATGCCATTAATAAATGTATCGTCAGGAGATAAGAAGTTTGGAATGCTGTCACCACGATCACCCTTTAAGATATGTTCTTTAATATATCTTTTCGGATCCACACCATTCACCCATTTCTTTTGTATGGGTGCATATTGTTTTACTTTTTCATATTTTTGTAATTGTATGAAATCTTTATCACCACTTAATATAAGAATATTCTCACCTTGTTTTTCTTTGACTAATGTTGCAATGATGTCATCTGCTTCTGCACCATAAACATCCAGAACCTTCCATGGCATATTCTCTTTGAGTTCATCTCTTACTTTATTAAAGATTTCAAAAATATTATTCCAATCATGTGAATCAGATTCTCTTGTTTTCTTTCTGCTTGATTTATAGTTTGGAAATATTTCTCTACGCCAATAATGTCTGGAATCACAACAGATTATAATATCACCATATTCTTCTTTGAATTTAACATTATAACTTCGTATAGAGTTCAGTACCATATGTCGAACTAAGTCTTCACTAATGTCGGAATCTCTACCAACTTGTGCCATTAAGTTCGATATCATTACTTGATTAAGATCAATTAATATCATTCTAATTCTTCACCTTCAAATTCTACAGTCTTTTCTTCTTGTGGAATATAATACTGTATCTGTGAATAATATTTATCTTGTCTTTTATCATACTTTATTTTCATCATTTTGTTAATAATTTGATGCATAGGATGTTTTAAATCAAACTCTTTATGTATTAATGCTCGTAATGCCTCAATAAAAAAACCAATCTCTTTAAATGTTTTCTTAGAATCTTCCCAATTAGTAGAACCGATATCCATACCATCAGCTTGCCATTCATGTATTAAGCGAACCATATAATCATCCACAATAGAATTTGCATAATCTCTAGTTTGTTGTTCCAACACTCTAGTATCTAATTCTACTTCAGATTTTTTATTTAACTGTTTTTTGGTTTTGAAATCTATTATTTCTGCTGTCATAATCTTTTATCGCTTCTTTTATATCAAAATATTCAATGATACCCTTTAGATTGAGTTCTTGTTGAAATGATTTTCGTTTATAAACTTTATATTGTTCAAGTATCTGATTGTATTGTTTCTCGTTTTTTATCTGCAATGACCTCTCCCATAAAGTTAATATATCCTTTATCAAGTAAATATTCTTTTAAATGATTGAAACCACCTATCACCTCTTTATCAATTACAATCTGAGGTACTGTCTTCACATTACGTTTAAGATGTTCAATCAATTCTTCTTTTGTAATATGTATACCGACAGTAAATTCCTCAAATGTTAGATTGCACTTTGTGAGCAAGTCTTTTGCTTGAACACAATAGGTGCAATCTGGTTTCGTATATATTTGTATAGACACTTTAGTTTAATTCCTCTTTCTGAATTATTTTATTATATGTATCTATATATTCCTGATCAATCATGTCAATATTTGCATCTTTGATAGAATCGGTATTGAACTGACTGATAGAATCGTCAAGTATCTTATCCCACAACTTATTTTGGTCATCATATGAGAATTTTAAAAGTAAATATACTCTGTATTCATCATATGCTGTTGTGTAGATATCTTGTTCTGCAACTTCATAACCGGTCACAGCAGTCTTTGATATTACGTTAACAATGGTTCTGTCGAACTCCTGAACAGTTCTTTTGTTTTTATCTCTACCCACTTCGGTTGAGAAATATGTGGCACGTTCATTCATTTCACCATTGATCACATCAGCAATCTCTGCTTTCGCAATTAGATTTGCCTTTTTAATTGCTAGATTTAGGTCTGGACTTGTTGCAACTCCAGCACCATAGAGAAAGTTATCACTCGTTGGTTTCATTACAAACCACTTTGGCACTTCTTCTAGCATCTCATTATTACCACTTGATTCTTGTTTTACTTGATATGTAGAACTACAAGATGCTACAATCATTGCAAGAATCATCATCATTAAGTATCGCATTTAGATTACCCCCTTTACGATATTCATTAAAGTATTCACAATTGAAGGATTAATATAAACTATAAAACCACCCACAATTGTACCAAATATAAAATTAATCATACACCCACTCTCCGTTCTCTTTTAAACATACTTTCACTGGTGTGTGAAATATATGATCTTGTCTGTCTAACCACCTACAATAACTTGGTGTATCGACATTTCTGTAATAAAATTGTGCAAATATTTCCCAATAACTAGGACCAATATAACCATCTCTACAAACCATTTTCTCACGTAAAACAATCATAGTATCAGGATCTATTTCTTGTGTAATTACACAATTACTTTTTGTATGTGGTACTTCATTTGCCTGTGCAATTATACCATAGAACAATGTTCCAAGATATGCAACTACAATAATTAGAATATACCAAAACAAACCTGTTTTAAGATGACGCATTGACTACCTCCCAAACACCATCTGGATGTTGACATGCTGTTCCAAATTCTGTTGAACGGTCAATACCTGACAATGGCCACTGCATTTCTATATTTACAGTCGATTGATAATCAGAACACTTCATGCCAGAATCAATAACATAGGTTCTTTGAATCTTAATATCACCATTATTTCCCGTTCTAGGATTAAACCATGTTGTATAACTAGGTTTCGTTGGTGCAGTATTTAGATGATCAACAAAAACAGCATTGTGAACATTTCGATCTGATTTATAAAACATTTCTGCACCGACAAAACTACCTAACACCGCACAGGCAGCCACTAGTGATACATTTTCTGATATCACTTGATAACAGGTAGCACCTGCACTTGCCCCTCCGACCACTGCACCAAAATGACTAGACATATTTTTATTCTGCGAACATCCAATCAATATGATTGCAAGTAGAATACTAAAGAATAGCTTCAAGTTCTTCTTCATTTAAACTTTCCTCGGCATCAGTCAAACCAACATCATCTGACATAATCTGTTCATAAAGATTTTCGTTATCATCAGATAAATCGGTACCCGCTCTTTGTTTAGTAATCATTGGCCAGGAACCTGTTTCGTTAAAACGAATGAGATTATCCCATTTAATATCATATGGTAATTCCATTCTTTGATGTTTCTTTAACCATTTGACAATTGTTTCAGAATCAGAATCTTTAATGTCTGCCCATTCTTTGTGTATCATCTCTAACGGTTTTGTTTCTTTAGGCATCTTCATTCTCCATTTCTTCTAAAATCCAATCACGGTTTCTTTCTACAATATCAAACTCCTCATCCAGTTCATTAAAGAGTTCATTATCACTTTTTTCTAAATCATCTTGGACAATTTCTTTTACGATATCCATAAGACCATCTAAATGTTTGATTTCACCATCATCGTAGATACCTGCAAAATCCATACCGGGTTCTTCGTATGATGCCCATATGGAACAATCTTCATTATTTGCTAAGAATGTTTCATATGCCTGTGTTGGAGGTCCCCATGCACTATCAAAGTAACCATTAATTGATGCTTCATTACTATCACCATCTAATTGGAGTTCTAATCCTTCACCATCGACTTCCCACTTTGTTCCCCAATTATCAATACTCCAACTATACCAGTCCTGACTTTCAGAACCTTCTTTGAAGGTATCTCTAATTTCTTGTGGCATTGGAACTAAGGCATCCAATAAACCTTTACTTTCATCTTTCGAAGTAATCTGATTATAGATTTCTTCTATCTTTTCTTTTGGTCCTGACAGACTAAAATTATTAGCACACCAATTAGGCATTTGCACTCTCCTTTTGTTTTTGTTTTTCTTGTTCTGCTTTGTATTGCATTGATGAAACATACTTTAGTTTCTCAATTCTGTTCTTCACACTTTTAGGTATTTTGCCTTTAAACTTGTTAGACCAATACTCTAGTTCTTTTACATTTGTTTCTAAATCTGTTTGAAACAATAATTTAAAAGATTGTTCACTCATTTACCTATGTCCTTTATGTCTTCTTTACTAATAACTTGGTATGCACCTTTGTTATATGCAGGTGCCACTGTAAAGTTATGTTCAATACGTTTTCTCTTTGGTGCCCCATTACCCATATGAGGAACTGTTTTGTTTTCAACAACTTTTGTTTTTCTAGTTCTGTCTGCATTGAATGTGTTGATGTCATTAAAGGCAGTGTATTCTGATCTTGGTATCTTTTTATATCCAATTGATTTGAGATATTCGGCATGGTTTTCTCGTGCCTTTTTAAGAGAAGGAGTTAGTGGTAACTTGTTTCTCTTTTTAAATTTTTCTCTGATATAAAATAAACCCATTATATTTTTAATTGTTTAACTGGTTGACCTTCCCACTCTGTTACTACAATAGATTCTTTTGTTACTAGTGGAAAAGAAATCCAACCATACTTTTCTTTTAACATCTTTTTCAAATGTGTAAATTTGTATTTTACTGTATCAGGTTTTTTAACCATTGTCAACCTCCTCATCGTGTTGAATCATTGTAATTAATGCATGAATAAATGCGGACACACCTATAAATGCTGAAATGGCAACATATGCCCAATTTGTAGTACCCATTTCGTTTATCAAACCAATTGTGGTAAACATTGAAATGAATGATATTATAAACAAAAATTTAATCATGGTTTCTCCTTACTTTACTAATGCCCAACTGCACAGTTCGGCGTTGTTTTCATCAACAAATAACATCAGATCATCTAATAATACATCATAGTTTGGATCTTTTTTCATGTCTTTTGTTAGAAACTTTTCAAAATATTCTGCAACTTCTTCAACACCTGGTAATACTTCATACCCATATTGTTTGTTTTTGATTTTACCATTGCAGTATAATTGGTAACATCTGTCTGCCCACATCACAAGATATTTTCTGTACGGACTTGGTTCATATTGTTCTAATTCAAATTGGGCATAATCTAGTTTGTTCATTAATGTAGTAACCTCCCTTGTTGTTTTTCAAATTCTGCTTCTGCTTGAGAAAATTCTTTCTCTAAATGTTCTTGTAATTTCATAATCTCACCTTCTAAGATAAGATACTTTTCTTGCCAACCTGCAAGTTTAGAACCTCTTATCTTCTTAGATACGGCAAGTAATCTTTTAAGATTTTCTAATGTCATTATTTGTTCAATCATAACTATACGCTATCAGGAATCCTTTCTACTGTCAACACCTTTTTGAGGGGTGTGACAATATTGACCAAAATCATATTTCAACATAAAATCAATGTTTTGACCATAGTCGTTATAATAACTATCTGCACCTGGTAAATCAGAACCAAATACATCTGCATATGTACAATAATATTCATCATCATACAGGATAGTAACTCTACTACCAACATAATTAGATGGTTTTACTTTATCATATTCTGCATATTTTTTGTCACAATATAATTTAATCATCTTCTTTTTCTTGGTAAGAGATTGTAATCTGTTATAATTGAAAGGAATGTTTCTAAAAACAGTCCATGAGTTCTCAAAATAACCGTCTTCAGGATCATCATAACCTCTATGATAAACCACATGAAAATTGTTAGATTGTTTTTGAACAGGTGCCCAAGAATCACCAGTATCATAATAATCTAAAATCTCGTTCTCAACAACTCTTTTATCATGTTGTCTGCGAACAGTTTTAGATGTATTTTTGATGTATTGTAATTGAGTATGTCTTGCACCGTCTGTCAATACATCTTTTTTTGCAAGAACTGATTTTTGACTTTTAATCATATAGCTACGCTATCAGGTGCAATAGCATCTGTCAAGGATTAGTCCAAATTAATTTTATTGAAAAATAAGGGTTTTAGAGGGGTGTGACGGAATTGCCCACCCCTTTTTGGTAATATATTATTACTTTTTACGTGTATTTCCGTAATGAATGATGTTTAAATCGGGTCTGGATTCGTTTTTAAATGATCTCCAAGGATCTACAACTGTTGAATCGACTGCAAAATTGTAATCATTATAGGTACCGTCAAAATGACCTAAGAGATATGTGTATTTACTATTCTCTAAATCTGGTTCAATATTCTTTGTGTCATTGGTATAGTGTACTTTTCTACCAAGTAGTTCACAATAATATCCTACAAGTATTGAAGGTGACCCATGTAACTGATCTGTCTTTGGTTTGAAACCTGTACCAAGAATGACAATTTCATTATCGTTTTGTTCAACCATGAACTTTGCCATTTCTTTTGCTTGTAGTTCTCGTACTTGCACAATTGCATCAAAGATATCATAACCAAAGTTATATTCTTGTGCCAACCATCTTAAAGCAATGTTATCTCGTGGGTGACATCCACCACCATCACCAAGACCTGCCTTCATATAACTTGGACCCATGATTCTCATATTGGAATCTTTTAGTGCTGTTGTGACAATATCAACATTGATGTTACCAACTTTCATTGCACAATCTTGGATCATGTTTACTAAACATAATTTTGTGGTGATAAAAGTATTATAGAAAATTTTAATTGCTTCTGCTTCATCCCATGTACCAATTTCAACTCGTGTATTTCTTTCACAAATTGGTTTATAGAAATTGAATAACTCTAATGCTTCATCTGTTTCTGTACCATCTTCAGTACCAATAATAATCATTTCAGGATTCTTCATATCCCATTTCACTGTTGTTTGAGCAATCAAATATGGATTGTAAATGAATCGACCATTCTTAACTAATGGTGCAATCTTATTTCTTACAGTACCAGGTAAACAAGTTGAAATTAAAACAATCATTGTTCCTGGTTTTACATACTGATCAATATCTTTGATAGCATTAATTGCTATTTCATAATCAAAATCTTTTGGTGGTAAATGACTTGTCGGATATCTTCCGTCATAGTCTGAATCATGTGGAGTAGGTACTGCACAAAATACTACATCTCTATCTCCTACTGCCTCTTGTAAAGTTTCTGCAACTTTTATTGTAGTTTCTACTTTTCTAATGTCATATCCTATAACATCATAATGTTCGGCCATCACTTCGGCAGCTTCTCTACCTAAGTTTCCTAGACCAACAAATCCAACTTTCATTTCTTTTCTCCTATAATTAATCCATTGCCTTTTGGATTGAACTGCCAGTTCTTTTTAAATGGTCCTAAATCATATGTTGATTTTGTGATTGTATAACCGACATTCTCTACTTGTTTAGTCCACCAATCTAAGTCTTCTCGTATAAAGTGACTTTTATCTGATTCATAACTATCTATAAAGTATTTTCCGTCACTTCCAAGTGGTACAATAATAAAGACTTTCTGTCCACTTTGATAAAATATTCTTAATTGTTTTTCTATATCTTCATATGGTATATGTTCTAAGACATCTTTTGCAAGTATTAAATCATATTGTTGATCAAAATCTTCATATTGTTTTATTACTTTAACTCGTTTTTCTATTGCCCTTGGTGCCTCATTAATTGCATATTCTGACATATCAACACCATAAGCATCGATACCAAGTAATCGTAAAGCATATACAGAATATCCTTTTGCACAACCAAAGTCTAATACTTTCTCGTCTTTGATATTACAATACTGTATAATATGATGACACATTGGTATGGTGAGTTCTGGCATCCAACGATAATGTGAATAAAGAGATTTACCTACTTCGGCACCACGTTCAAAATAGTTCTCATCATAATAATCTGCTTGTATCATACAAACTCCTCATGCATCAATGGATCTTTGAAATCATCAAATCTTTCAACTTTACCATTTACCCAATCATCTAACATATTAACATTATCTGTAAAGACACAACCCTTACATCTTTCTCTTGGATCAAACTTTGGTTTAATCTTTTTATCTAAGTAATCTAAAATATCACTTGCATGACATAACTGATATTCCTCTGCGAAGAATTGATATGTATCATTTAAAACAACACTATCACAAGGATAAACAGTACCTGCAACACCAGTTTCTTTATGTATTTCTTCACTCAGATATGGTCTAAAATATGATTGATGACATACACCAGACTTTGGAGCACCGTGTACTTTGTATTGATGAAAAAATCTTGTATCATCAATTTGTGCTAAAACATTATCTAATGACTTGTGTTGTCGAATCAAATGTTCTTGTTCTAATAAACAGTTTGGTAACATACGAATATATTTTGCACCACATTTATCTGCCACTTTAGAAACTTTCTTTAACAGTCCTACTCGGTCTGCCATGACTTCTTCAGACAATTCGTGTTCAACTGTATAAACCATTGAACAACCTATAATTGTTTTCTCTGTATCAAATTTTTCTAAAGGCAATCCTATTCTCTTATCCCAATCTTTAAATACATTGATTGATACTCTTACCCAAGAAAACATTTTAC